ACACTTGATGATTTACTTGCTCAAAATGACGCGCAACGTAATAAAGATTTGAGATATGCAAGGCGACGTTAAATAGTCTATACTATAGTTAATGGTAGCAAGGGCGTTCCATTGCGCTAAATAATGGTGTGTAACAGTCTCCGCCGGGCAAATGATAGAAACCAACGGCTTGCAAGAATGCAAGAAAACTAATTTGCTCGGAGAAAAATAATGGCTAATGATTTTAAAACAACTCAATACGTACTTGACGATGTATTCGTTCGGTACTGGAATAACTTAGGTTTTGCACGTACAGCTTCAAGAAATTTAGAAGGCGATTTTAAAGGTATGCGTTATGCTACTGGTCAAACACTAGATTACAGATTAGAAGAAAGATATCTAGGCGGTGAGGGTGCAACGGCTGTTAGTGAAGAACGCGTGCAAGTCACAAGACCGCTTTCAATTACTAAGCAGTTTCATACATTAATTGATTACACTGGCTTTGAATTAACATTTGACAGAGCGCGCGACAAACCATATTTAGAAATGGCTAATGCCCCAAGAGCCAAGCGTTTAGCTAATCAAACAGAATCATTTATCGCCTCTGCTAACTTACAGAAAAAAACTTATCACGCAGTTGGAACACCTGGTGTTGCTGTAGATTTTAATACAATCTTACAAGCTGATGCTTACATGACTGAACTTGCAATTCCTGAAGACGGAAAGCGCTACTCTGCTGTGCCACCTAGAACTGCTGCTAATCTATCCAATGATTTACATGCTGTATTTAATGACACTGTGAATCGCGGTGCATTGATGGATGGCTTTATCGGTCATTTATCAGGCTTTGACTTCTTTAAAACCAACTTTTTGACACGTCAAATTGCGGGCGCTGGTGAGGCTGGTGGTGCTCCACCTGCTGGATTTAAGCTTGGCGGTATCGTAACAGGCGGCCCAATCTCAAGCGGTAGCGTGATAAATGTATCTGGCTTAGTTGTATCAACTCTTGCATTTAGAGAGGGCGATATTATAGAGGTTGATGATGCTGCTGGCGTATTTATGATTAACCCGTTAACTTACGAGCCTTTAGCGCAACGTGCACAGTTTGTTGTAACTGCGGATACTATGTCTGATGGTGCTGGTTTAGCTGCTATTCCTGTCAGTCCTGCAATTCAAGTTACAGGCGCAAGACAAAACATAAGTGCTGCAATTCCTAACGGTGCTCAGCTATTACTAAGAGACGATCATAATGTATCAATCGCTTATCATTCACAAGCTATTGTGTTTGCAGCTCCACCGTTGAAAGAATTACGCGGTGGTGTTGAAGCGACTACTCGTTACAGTGACCTTTACAAGCTAGCTATGACTTACTCGCTTGGTGCTGATATCAGAAACTACCAACAATTAGATAGAATAGATTTAATTTGCGGTGTTGCCATTAACCCTGAGTTCGCAGTTAGAATTTGTAGTTAAGTTCCCCTGTGGGGCGTGTAATGCGCCCCTTTTTTATAGGATTTAATAATGCTAAAAAAGAAAAAAGAACCTGAAACCGTTGTCTACATGGGTAAAGTTGTTAGTAAAGAACATTTTAGAGCTTATATTTATAATAAAGATGGTAGTCATTTAGTTAATAGCTGGGCTGATTATTGCGCTTATAAAGATTCTGGTCGTTGGTATGATGAAAAAAGCAAAGTACCAAAGCCTAGGAGTAAGCCAAAGCCTAAAGTTGTCGAAGCTGCGAACGATGGTGAAAACAAAGATTAACAGAGGTTATTATGCCACTTACTACAAGAGATTTTGTACAACAAGCTTATAGATTAATTAGCGCGCAAAGTCCAAGCGTGACGCTTCATGGTGACGATTTGTCTCTAGGTATAACTATACTAAATCAGCTTGTACAAAGCTTTGCAGCTACGGGCTTAATGTTAACTATAGCTAAGCAAATTAGTGTGCCGTTACCTACTGGCACAACTGATTTAATATGTGCTGATGCTGGATTTCTACCGACTCCAGATATTACAGAGGGTCGACTTGCTAATCTTGATAATGCATGGCTAGAACTTGAGGGTGTTACTTATCCGCTTATTGAAGAGTTACGCTCTGTTTTCTTAGCGTCGTTTAAGTACGACCCTTTGCTAAGTTTGCCACGCTTTATTATTGTTATGCCTGATACAAATTCCACGAGATTAAGAATTTACCCAGCCCCATCTCAAAACTATACTTTTCATATGAGGGGCAAGTTTCAGCTTAACGAGTTCACATCTAATACAGATATGACTACTTTACCGCAGTATTATCAGCGCTTTTTATTGTTTGCTTTAGCGCGTGATTTAGCGCCGTTTAAAGGTAGAAGTGAAGCGTGGACGCCTAATCTTGAGACTATCTATAATGAAGCTAAGATAAATATGGAGAGTGCGAGCGAAATTAATGTTGCGATTGCGGGTGATCGTGAGTCTCTCTTAAGCGGTGCTTTTGCTGTGCGTGCTGGCGTATAAGGGGTAATAAATGGCACTACAAGACTTAAACATATTTTGTTATTACGACCGCGCAAGATTCGCTCAGTTTAGCGCTATGGATTGTGCAAATTGGTATAACGTTCAAGCGCCGAGCGGTAAAGCACAACAAGCTTTATACCCAACCATGGGTCGACGGCATATAAACTTTTTAAACCAAAATAAACTCATATTTAATGCTGAGCCTCGCGCATTATTTAAAACCATTGATTTTATGTATGTAATAGTCGGTGCGCAAGTAATACAGGTTGATAACTTATTTAATCAGCGTGTACTAATTAACAATGATTTTAACAAGACTCAAGGCGACGTATGGTTTGATTTTATCTCGGTTGGTACTCAGGTTTATGCAATGCTTACAGCTCAAAGCGGTTCAGTACGCAAAGCGTTTATCATTACTGAGGATGGCGCTAATAGCAAAATGGAAGTTGTGACTGATGTTAATGCACCGGTTAACCCTTTATTTGTGGCAACATTTGGTAATAGATTTGCAGTAAGCGCTAGCGATAGTCCTGTTTACGCACTAACTAAGATTGGCGTGCCTTTACCTGGTGATGTGTTTTCTCCTGCTGGTCAACCCTTGTTTAATAGTGCAAGCGGTAAAGTTCGCCAGATGGGAGTTTTATTTAATCAACTTTATATCTTTACTGATTTTCATACAGACGTTTGGGCAAATATACCCACACAATTTGAGGGTGAAGTTTTCCCTTGGAAGCTAAACACTTCTTATAATTTTGACGTTGGAATATCAGACCCATTTAGTTTAAGTATTGATTTTGGTGTTATGTGTTTTCTATCAAGAAACAAGAACGGCTTGGTTGAGTTTGTGATGTCTGATGGTAGGCAGCCGCAATCAATTGGTAGTCAAGCTGTAAATGTTGTTCTTCAAGAAGGTTCAAATGAAGACCTTTTAAGCCCGTTTATTGACAACTTTTCGAATGGTTTTTTGTATCAGTATGAGAACACAATATTTTATCGTGTAGTTGCTGGTGACTTTTTAGATTTAGGCAATCTTGATATAACAGATTCAGCTAATTGTTTAGAGTATAACTTTACATCTAAACAGTGGCATAGATGTATAGAATTAAACGGTGAACGTAATCGTATACAACAACATGTATTCTTTAACAGTAAGCATATAGTAAGTGTTGTTGATGACTTTACGCTTTATCAGATGGCCGGTAATATATATTATAATGAGGTTAGAAACCAAGCTCAAAGCGAGCCTAATGCGCCTGATGCTTATAGCAAGTTTCCAATGCGGTATGAGTTGGTAACCAAGGCATTTTATCAAAAAGGTTATACTGAATTTATAACAGACTATATTGAAATTGATTTTGTGTTTGGTAATGAAACTTTTTATAAATCATGCGCGCCCTATGATAATGCTGTGTATATGGTTGATGAGACTAGCACGCCTGAAAACCCACTTTATCTAGTAACTGAGGACGATAAGTTTATAGTTACTGAGGATAGCAACACACCATCTTTTAGCGATAATCATTATTGCGACTTATTTAAGCCTCATGTTGAACTATATTTTAGTGATGATGGCGGTGTATCTTTTCATAGTGCAGACTTAAGAGAGTTTAGCCCTTTGGGTGTTTATAGATATAGAATGCGTTGGTATGAATTAGGAGCAAGTCGTAATAGAGTGTATAAACTTGTATGCGTCTCAAGCGCTCCTATAGTTATCCTAGGGGCTATCCAGAATATTCGTAAATCAAGCGGGGGCGCTAACTAATGGCTGTATTCTTAGAGCGTATCAATGCCGTACCCGTTGTTAACCGTGAATTTAGCTTTGAGTTTTTACAATGGCTAACAACTATGGTTGACTCATTAAACAGCGTTTTAGAGCAGATACAAGATAACGTTGGTGTAGCTCAGCAATATACTACGGTTCAAATTACGGCAAACCTTGCAGCGTGGCCTAATGGTCAACTATTTTATGACACAACACTTAATCAATTACAGGCTAAAGTTAACGGCGCATTAGTCGTATTAGCATAAGGATATAAATATGAGTATGTTTAGTAGTTTTATGCATCCTGGCAAGCAATATGATGCACAGCGCGAGCAATTAGAAAAATATTACGGTCAAGCGCAGGCTGCATTACAACCGTATCAACAGCAAGGCCAAGATTCTTATGCTCCATTATCTGGCGCTATGGGTCAGTTGCTAGACCCTCAGAAACTCCAAGAACAATGGGGCCAAGGATATGAGCAAAGCCCCTATGCTACTGACTTAATGAATACAGCCCAAGAGCAAGGTTTAGGCGCTGCCAGCTCAATGGGTTTAATGGGTTCAAGTACAGCGTTGCGAGGTATTGAGGGTAAAGCCGGTCAAATAGCTAGCGCTGACAAACAACAATACATGGATAACTTGATGCAAAAGTATTTAGCTGGTGCTGGTATTGCGCAAAACATTTACGGTACAGGCGCGCAAGCTGCTGGTGCTGCTAGTGGTCAATCTATGCAAATGGGTGATGCTATGGGCGTTAATGCTGCTAATAGGGCTGGTGCTGGTGGGCGGTTATTTGGTTCAATGCTTGGTACTGCTGCGGGTCTTGCTGGAACGGCCTTAGGCGGTCCGCTGGGCGGAATGGCTGCTAAAAGTATGTTTGGTTAAGGGGAAATATTATGCCGATAGCATTTCAAGGTGAGGGTTATGTTCCTTTTTTAAAGGGCATTGATACAGGCTCGACAATGATGTCTCGCG